CGTACATTCCACCGTCATGTGGTAATGCCTGATGCTGATCTTACTCAAGAAGATGCAGACGTATCTGCGATCTGTACTAAAGTATTCACACAGGCTGTCAAAGACGCATATGCGGCACACCTAGCAGAGGGAGAATAATCATGGCTGCTGTAACAGAAACAATTAGCTCTGACACAAGCACAGCCTCTCTGCAGATAGTTGGTCACTTCAACCTTTCTATCTCAGGTACATGGGATGCTACAGTAACTGTACAACGTAGCTGGAATAACTCTGACTGGTTTGATGTAGACACCTTTACATCTAACTTTGAGGGTGTAGGCTTTGATGCTGAGGAAGTGTACTACCGTGCAACTGTCTCAAGTTATGTATCAGGTGATGTAGAGATCCGTATCTCAGATAACCGTAAATTCGGATCTAAAGACGTATTTGTACAATAATTAACTTGACACAGGTAACCGTGCCGTGGTAGAATTAAATCAGATTAGAAAAGCTGCTGAGGATGACTTAGTATCCTTTATTAAACTAGTAGCACCAGAACAAGTCTTAGGGCAATGCCATGAGGATGTATGTAATTGGTGGACTAGATCTGATCATAAAACTCATCAGCTTCTTCTATTCCCTCGTGACCACGGTAAGTCTCGTCTAATTGCATATCGTGTAGCATGGGAACTAACCAAAGATCCTACTCTACGTATTCTTTATATCTCAGCTACTGCTAACCTTGCAGAGAAACAACTAGGATTTATCAAGGGTATTCTTACCTCAGATACTTATAGTCGTTACTGGCCTGAGCATGTAAACAAGGATGAGGGTAAACGTTCTAGGTGGACTACAAGTGAGATTGCTTTAGACCACCCACTACGAAAGAAAGAGAATGTTCGAGACCCTTCTATCTTTACTGGAGGTCTCACTACATCACTCACAGGGATGCACTGTGACATTGCTGTTCTCGATGACGTTGTAGTATATGAGAACGCATACACGGGTGAGGGACGTAACAAGGTTAAGTCTCAATACTCACTACTCTCATCTATCGAGGGTGCTAATGCTAAGGAGTGGGTAGTAGGTACTCGTTATCATCCTGCTGACTTGTACAACGATCTGATGCAGATGACTGAGGATCAGTATGATGACGAGGGTGAGAAGGTTGCTGAGGATAACATCTACGAGATCTTTGAGAGAGCCGTAGAGGATCGGGGAGATGGGACTGGAGAGTTCTTGTGGCCCCAGCAACAACGTAGAGACGGTAAGTACTTCGGGTTTACTCGTCAGATCCTAGCTAAGAAACGTGGACAGTACCTCGATAAGGGACAGTTCAGAGCACAGTACTACAATGATCCTAGTGATCCAGATAACGTACCTGTAGGCCATGAGAAGTTCCAGTACTATGAACGTAAGCACCTAGTGCAAGAGAATGGTTTCTGGTTCTACAAAGAGAATAAGTTAAACGTATATGCTGCTGTTGACTTTGCTTTCAGTCTCTCAAAGAAAGCTGACTATACAGCAATCGTTGTAGTAGGTGTTGATTCAGATAACAACATATACATCCTAGATATTGACAGGTTCCGTACTGATCGTATCTCAGAATACTTTGAACACATATTCCATTTAGTTGGTAAGTGGTCATTCAGGAAGATGAGGGCTGAGGTTACAGTAGCACAACAGGCTATCGTTAAACAGCTTAAAGAACTTGTAAAGCAACACGGTCTGTCTCTCAGCATTGATGAGTATAGACCTAACAAACATCAGGGTAACAAAGAAGAACGGATTGCTTCTACCCTAGAGCCACGGTATGACAACCTTCAGATGTGGCACTACCGAGGCGGTAACATTCAAACTCTAGAAGAAGAGTTGATGTCACGTAATCCACCCCATGACGATATTAAGGATGCCCTAGCTTCTGCTGTAGACATTGCCGTTAAACCCTCTCGGTCAATCAATAGAAGTAAGAAGAGTAACATTGTCTGGGCTAACAGTAGATTTAGAGGAGCCTCATAATGGCTGGTGAAACAATCGAGATAGAACAGGTTCTTGGCCCTGACCACATGGCGGTTGAGATTGCTAACCGTTGGCGTGAGTGGTCTAACCTTCGTGAACACAAGGTTGAAGAGTGGAAAGAACTTCGTAACTATCTTTATGCCACAGACACTACTACAACTAAAAATGCTATGTTGCCATGGTCTAACAGCACGACTACACCGAAGCTGACACAGATCATGGATAACCTTCATGCCAACTACTTTGCTACTTTGTTCCCCCAGCAGAAGTGGATGCGGTTTGAGGCTGATACTGCAGACAGTAATATTAAATCTAAACGTGATGTGATCCAAGCATACATGGATAATAAGATCCGTCAGTCTAGCTTTGTTAATGTAGCCTCTGAATTGTTGTATGACTACATCCAGTACGGCAACTGCTTTGCTACAGTAACTTGGGAAGACAGTTATCAAGTTAAAGAGACTGGGGACTTTGTAGTAAATTATGTAGGCCCACGTCTTGTACGTGTATCACCCTACGATATTTGTTTTAATCCTACAGCATCTAGCTTTGAGAAAGCACCTAAGGTTATTAAATCAATAAAAACCTTGGGTGAAATCCGTAAGATGATTAATGAAGATCCTTCCAAGGCTTACATGGAAGAAGTCTTTAACAAGATGTTAGGTGCTCGTGCAGCAGTACGTGGATCAGGTGAATCAACATTTGCTAAGGCTGATGGTTACATTGCTGATGGCTTTACATCCATCCAACAGTACTATGAGTCAGACTACGTAGAGATCCTTACCTTCTACGGTGACTTCTACGACACTGAGGCTGGTAAGCTACACACAGACCGTGTGATCACAGTAGTTGATCGTGCCTATGTTATGGCTAACGAAGAGAACCCTAGCTGGTTAGGTTCAGCACCTATCTTCCATGCAGGTTGGAGACCACGTCCAGATAACCTCTATGCCATGGGGCCACTAGATAACTTGGTAGGTATGCAGTACCGCATTGACCACCTAGAAAACCTTAAGTCTGATGTCTTTGACCAGATTGCATATCCAATCCTTAAGATCCGTGGTGACGTAGAAGACTTTGACTTTGAACCTGCAGCCCGTATCTACATGGGTGAAGAGGGTGATGTAGGATACCTAGCACCTGATGCTACAGCACTACAGGCTGACCTACAGATCCGTCTACTAGAGGATAAGATGGAAGAGATGGCTGGTGCTCCACGTCAGGCTATGGGTATCCGTACTGCAGGTGAGAAGACTGCCTTCGAGGTACAGACACTACAGAACGCAGCATCTCGTATCTTTGAACATAAGACTGCACACTTTGAACGTATCTTCCTTGAGCCTATCCTTAACGCAATGTTGGAAGTCTCTCGTCGTAACATGAGTATCTCAGATACAATTCGTGTGTTCGATGATGCTACAGGTGCAGTACTGTTCAAGACAATCACTAAGGATGACATCACAGCTAGTGGTAAGATCATTCCTGTAGGTGCTCGTCACTTTGCTGAACGTGCCCGTCGAGTACAGAACCTTACACAGCTATATCAGATCAAACTATCAGATCCATCTGTAGCTGCACACATGTCAGGTAAAGAGTTTGCTCGTATCCTAGCAGATGAATTGGGTGAGCCTACACTATTCAGTGAGAACATTGCAGTTACTGAACAACTAGAAACACAACAGCAAATGCAGGATGCAGAAGCTATCAACCAAGAGCAACTAATGGTTTCTCAAGAGATGGGGATTTAAGTTATCATGCCTTATAAAAACGGTAAAGTAAAAGAGTACAAGAACACAACTCAGAAACGTGGAACATCACCACGTCCTAAACTACGCCCTAAGTACATGAACCAAGGCGTAGGCGGTACTATTGACGTTTCTCCTAGTGCTGAGGCAGGGGATCAGTTCTTTGTGCAGGAGGCTATGCGCCGTCGAGAAAAAGCTAAGATGAGTAAGAAATGAAATTAGTATGGCTCAAGGGTCTCAAGGGTGAGGCCAGAGAGAAACGTAGACAAGAAGTTCTCGGCTATCGTAATGCCTTTGATGAACTCAAACTAATTCTCGAACAGGAATATAAAAAGAAATCTTCTGTTCGTGATTATGATACTCCTAATTGGGAATATCAACAAGTAGCAGTCAACGAGTACAACCAAGTGCTTGAGGATATGCTGAAGTTAATCACAATAGATAAGGAATAACACATATGAGTGTATTTACTGAGAGTACTGAAACCGAACAGACTACTCAGCCAGAGCAACAAACTACAGAGAACACCCCACCACAGGAGTCTTATGTAGCCAAGCTCGTAGAGGCAAAGGGAGAGAACTGGAAAGATCCCGAAGTCCTCGCAAAAGGTAAACTTGAAGCTGACAATTACATTAGTGAATTGGAAAGTCAACTAAACCAGATGCGAGAAGACCTAGGAAAACAAGATTATGCCCAGAAACTTCTTGACCAATTACAGGATAAGGCCGCAGAATCCACCACTGCGAAAACTGTAATGCCCAACAATAATAATACTGGTGGCACTGAGGAAGGGAACACCAACCCTAACCTGAGTGAGGATGACCTGAAGAGCCTTGTTGAAAAGACACTGACTGCACGAGAACAAGAGAATACTGTGAAACAGAACCTTGCTTTCGTAGATCAGGAACTGGAGAAGAGTTTTGGCACTGATGCTAAGGCTACAATCCAAAAGAAATCTGAGGAACTAGGTATCAGTCTCCAACGTATGCAAGAGATTGCTGCTGAAAGTCCTTCTGCTTTCTTTGCCTTGATTGGTGAACCAAAGAAATCCTTTAATCCAATGGTACAGGGATCGGTTCGTACAGAAGGTGTTAATATGCAAGCCTCGACAGATCGCAACTGGAACTATTACCAGAAGCTCCGTCGAGAAAATCGTAACCTCTACTATACTCCCAAGATACAACGGCAACTTATGGAAGATAAAGCCCGTCTTGGTAGTAAGTTTGGAATCTAATTGGAGAAGTAAATCATGGCAATGACTACAGCCAACTCAACTCTCCTTACTCGTACAGACATTTGGTCTACGGAGCTTAAGGAGATTCTACGTGATGAGATGCAAGCACAACGGTACGTCCGTATGCTTGAGGGTTTCCCAGACGGAAACACTTTCCACATCCCATCAATCGGTCAAGCACAAGTTGACAACTACGCAGAAGATACTGCAGTCACCTACCGTCCACTGGACACAGGTGAGTTCACATTCTCGGTTGACAAGTATCTGTCTTCAGCTACTTACATGACTAAGAAAGCTGAACAAGACGTATTCTACTCTGCTGAGTTGATGTCTCGTTTTGTGCCTGAGCAAGAACGTGCAATCATGGAACACTTCGAAAGCACCACTATGGCTGCTGCTGAAGCTGGTGTTGCAGCTAACTCTGCAGAAGCAATCGACAGCATTGCTCACCGTGTTGCTGGTGGTAACGCAGGTGTTATCGAACTAGAAGACTTCGCATATGCTCGTTATGCATTGAAGAAAGCTAATGTTCCTGACCAAGCAATGGTTGCTATCGTTGACCCATCTGTTGAGTTCCAACTGAACACATTGACTAACATCGTTGGCGTTGCAAACAACCCAATGTTTGAAGGTCTAGTTCGTGATGGTATTGCAACAGGTATGCGTTTCGTAGCTAACGTCTACGGTTTCGATGTATATACATCAAACTACTTGGCAGATGCTACAGACAATGCTCTGAATGAACGTGATGGTTCTACTGCACAAGACTTCTCGTCTGTGAACGGTAAAGTCAACTTGTTCTTCTCAGCTTCACCAACTGTAAACCCATTCGTTGGTGCATGGCGTCAAGAGCCTGAGGTGGACTATGAGTATAACAAAGACTTCCAACGTCACGAGTTTGTGACTACTGGTCGTTACGGTGTTAAACTATACCGCCCAGAAAACATGGTTCGTGTTGTAACGAACCCTAACGTTTAATAAGGAGGGCTAAATAATGTCTTACACTAACGCAGATGGCCTTCGTGTCCTAACTAACGGTGATGCTGGTGTTCCTGCCGATAACGGTTTGAACGCAGTCTCAGAAATCAAAACCATGGTTGTTTCTATCGACACAACTGCTGGTGCTGTTGACTTCAACAACGGTGAAGATGCTGCTATCCCTGCAGGTTCTTTCCTGAAGTCAGCTACATTGTTTGCTACAACTACACTAGCTGGTGGTACAAGCATTGACCTAGGTTTCGTAGACTCAGCAGGTTCAGCTATTGATGCTGACGGTATCGTTGATGCAGCTACTCTAGCTGAAATCAATGCAGGTCACGTATGTGATGGTGCTGACATCGGCACAATCATCTCAGCTTCTGACGATGCTTATGTATCTGTCTCAGTTGTGACTGGTACATTTACTGCTGGTGTTGCCAAGCTAGTGCTTGAGTACATCGAAGCATAATCTAATTGGGTGGCCCTTCGGGGCCATCCTTTACTTATAGATATAATTTGTTATTGACTTTTCTGACAAACACTGTATAATTTCTTTACTACTCCAGAGGGTATATCCCTAGATAGACTAACAAGGAAACAAGATGGCAAACGTAAACCACAGCACACTAACTGATCCATACTTACATGAACCTAAGGGTGTTGCCTCTGCATCAAGTGGAGAGGTTTATGTAGCTAATGGTTCTGGTTCAGGTACATGGACTGCTAAAGAACAACTCATTGAATTATCATTAGAGGGATACCTAGAGGATGTATCCTCAGTAGAAACTGTCTACGTACCAATTCCCTTCGCAGGTACTATAGTTAAAGTACTCACAGTACTAGAGGGTAGTATCTCCTCGGCTGACTCCACAATTACAGTTAAGAACTCTGCAGGAGCTTCAATGGGAACCCTGACAATTACTGCCTCAGGATCTGCTGCAGGTGATGTAGACATCCTAGAACCAACAACAAATAACACAGTAACGGCTGACAGTTTCATTACCGTTGAGAGTGACGGTGCTTCAACTAACTCAGCTAAACTTCGTTTTGTAGTAGTATTGGATAGATCATAATGAAACGTACACTCCTCGAAATAGTCCAGTCAATCCTGAACGATATGGATTCAGAGGCTGTGAACTCCATTAGTGATACAGTAGAGGCTCAACAGATTGCCTCTGTAGTAGAAGATGTTTACTACAATATCATTTCTGCCCGTGAGATCCCTGAACACAAACAACTCCTACAGATGACTTCTCTTTCAGATAGTGAGAAACCTACACACTTTCACTATCCTACTAATACTAAAGAGATTGAGAAGTTATTCTATAACATTGGAACCTCAGGTGCTAACTGGTCTGAGGTTATCTTTGTTGAACCCTTAGACTTCCTAAACCGCATGGATGATCAGGCCACTGGTGTTGTAGTAGTTACTGATGTAGCTGGTGGTACACCATTGTACATTCGCAATGATCGTATGCCTAGCTACTACACTAGCTTTGATGACTACAACATTGTCATGGATGCCTACGATGCTACTGTAGAAAGTACACTACAGCAGTCTAAGACACGGGCCTACGGTACTGTCTATCCAACATTTAGTCAGACTGATAACTTTGAACCTGACCTAGATGATACTATGTTGCCTTACCTAATAGCTGAAGCTAAGTCTACTTGCTTCTCACTTTTCAAGTCAGGTAGTGATCCTAAGGTAGAACAGGCTGCTCGTCGTCTTAAGTCTTACGTTCAGAATGACATGTACCGTACTAAACGAGAAAACAAGAGACCTCACTACGGGAGACATTAATGGTCGATTTCATAGAAGATACCGTCAACCAACGGTGTGTTTGTAAGTCCGATAAACTTGTATCAGACATTATTATCCAAAAGTCACAAGATGGTTTTATATTCTTTGAAGTAAAGTTTGAGAAGGGTTTAGTGCCAGCAGAACTCTCAGGTAAGTATTCAAGCATACGAAGTGCTAAGAAAGCTGTAGAGAGTTACCTTCTAAATAAGAAGGAGAGTGTAGCAGCCCGTCGAGAAAACTTCGCCAAGGAACGAGAAGAACGGAAAAAACGAGATGCCTCAGAGAATAACGCAAAAGGTAGTAAACACATTCGTGAAGGGTCTGATAACTGAGGCTGGTGAACTTACGTTCCCTGAGGATGCTTCTATTGATGAACTGAACTGTTTACTTGATCGTGATGGTTCTCGTCGGCGTAGGCTGGCAGCTAAGGTGGAGGACAGCAATGTCTTGTCCACCTTTTCTATTAATGACACCTTTGTATTTACTACAGGTCGTTGGAGAAACGTAGGTGGTACTGCAGGGCTAGACTTTATGGTTGTGCAGTCTGGTAGTAATCTTTACTTCTACAACACAGTGCAGGAACCCTACTCAAGTCAACAGAAGTCTTTCTCTGTAGACCTTACAGCCTTTGAGTTCTCAGGTTCTGTAGGTGCAGGTCAGGCTAAGGTACAGATGGCTACGATCAACGGTGACTTAGTTGTAGTATCCTCAGCTATTGAACCATTCTACATTGAGTATAACTCAGATACAGACACTATATCGACTACACAGATCACACCTAAGACCCGTGACTTTGAGTGGCAGGGTGATACTGAGACTTATTCAGAAGGTGCAGCCTCCCCTACAGATGCTCGTAAGTATGACACAGCTAATGCTGGCTGGACAGGATCTAAGGGTTCTGCAGCACTTACAGCATATGAAACAGCTAACTCTGAATATCCACCCCTAACACACTCATGGTTCTCAGGTAAGGATGCTGATGGAAATTTTGATGAAGCTGAATGGCGTAAAGTATTTGGTGGTACAACACTAACTGGTAATGGTCACTACATCCTAGACTTCTTTGCTAAGGACCGTGCTGCAGCTTCAGGTATATCAGGTATTACTACTGAGTATGAGAACTCTAGGTTCCAAGCTGTAGCTGCCTTCTCAGGCCGTATCTTCTATGCTGGGTTGACTTCAGCTAAGAATAGTGGTAGAATACTGTTCAGTAAACAACTGGATAATACTAGTGAAGCTGGTCGTTGTTATCAACAGAATGACCCTACATCAGAGGACTTCAGTGATCTACTACCTACAGACGGTGGTGTGATTGTAATCCCTGAGGCTACAAACATTCAGAAGCTACACGTCTTTGGTTCTACATTGATGGTCTTTGCTGAGAATGGTGTGTGGCAGATTACTGGTGTAGACAACGTCTTCCGTGCTACTGAGTACTCTATCTCTAATGTAAGTGAGATTGGTATTGAGAACCCACAGACCTTCGTATCGGTTGAGGGTGTACCTATGTGGTGGTCTAAGCATGGTATCCATACTCTACAGTTTGATCAGGTATCAGGTAAGGCTCAGGAACAGAACATTACTATTGGTACAATCCAGACTTTCTTTGATGCTATCGACGGTAATGCTAAACAGAACTGCCACGGTGTTTACGATCAGACTAACAAACGTATTCACTGGTTCTATCCTAGCAACAGTGAGGGAACACAAAACAAAAAGAACCGTGTCCTAACCTTGGACATTGCAGTACAAGCCTTCTACCCATGGGAAGTATCTGACAGTGCAAGTAACCCAGACTACATCATTGGTGCTGAGTACATCTCAGGTTTTGGATCTGACTATCAAAACTTAGATGTTATTCTATCTACGGGTGATGACGTAGTTACCTCTGCTGGTGATGATGTTGTAGTAAACCAACTAACACAACTAGCTCAGGCTGACAGTGCTATTGTCTTGATGGTCTATGATGGTGCTACAGGTAAGATGACCATGGGTCTCTTCTCAGGCACTGACTTCTTAGACTGGGGTGATGCTAACTACACATCCTTTGCTGAGGCAGGATACGACTTTATGGGTGACTTGGTTCTTAAGAAGAACTCACCGTATATACAAGTGTATCTACGTCCTACTGAGACAGGCTTTGAGGGTAGTGATGAAACAGGGTACACACCAATCCGTGAGTCCTCACTGCTAGTATCTAGTTACTGGGACTTCCGTAAACAAACTTCTTCTACTGCACAACAAGCATATCGTCTGAAGTATATGCCTATTGTAGATGCAGGGGAATTAGGAAGCTGGAACTATCCAGAAGAAATCGTAACCACACGACTTAAGATGAGAGGCCATGGTCGTAGTATGAGACTTCGGTTCGAGAGTGAACAGGGTAAGGACTTCGTACTACTAGGCTTTGGAGTTATTAGTGCAGCAAACACACGATACTAATTATGAAATCAGAGAAGCTAACCAGAGTGATGTCTTTGATTTAACTTTATCAGTAAAACAATTCTGTAAAGAGATACCACATCCTGCTTGGAAGAGCACAGACAGTTCTAAAATAAAGGATGTTATATCTCAGATTATAGATCACCCTGAAGGTTTTATAAAAGTAGCCTCTCATAACGGTGAAATAATTGGTGCTCTAATTGGTGTTATTAGTAGCACTCCTATTAACCACTATAAATTTTCACAAGAGATAATGTTCTGGTTTGATCCTGAACACCGTAATGGTAAAATATCTCATAAACTAATTGATGATTATGTGGACTGGTCTAAACAAAAAGAATGTGCTTTCGCAAGACTATCTACATTAGATGAGTTATTAGGAAGTAGAGTAGGAGTACTCTTTAAAAGAAAAGGTTTTACTCCTATTGAAACAGCATACGTAAAGGAACTATAACATGGCAGTATTTACCGCAGTAGGTGCTCTGGTTGGTGGTGGTGCTCTTGCAGGTGCAGCCGTTATTGGTGCTACCGCAGCAGTAGTTGGAACAGCCGTTCAGATTAATCAGGCTGAAAGGGCTGCTAGTGCTCAACGTGCTTCTCTAGCACAACAGCAACGTCAGCAACAACTACAGGTTCGCCGTAGTCAACGTGCAGCTATCCGTCAGGCACAGCTACAACGAGCACAACAACAGACGGCAGCTATGGGTCTAGGTGTTACAGGTGGTTCTGCCTTAGCTGGTGGTGCTGCATCTCTATCTGCACAGACAGGTGCAGCCCTAGGATTTAGTTCTCAGATGTCAGGTATCTCACAACGTATTACTGAACT